GAATCCTGAATATCTTTCAAAAGCTCAACGTATTTCTGCCGATCTTCGACAAGTGCCTCGTACTTTTGGATTTCAGCTTCCAAATTCGGCTCTTTTCTGGCAACATACGCCCGAACCGATTCTTTGCATTCCGTATCAACGATTTCAGGAATTGTCTCCAGAACAGCTTCTAGGTTATTTCTAAATTTTTCGCAGAGCGCAGGAATATCAGTTGTATAAGTAAAGAAGCGGCTCTGAATTACAGCGGGAGAATAGTCATAGCCAGATTCTTCTGCACGGCTTTTCCAATAGCTGTCCGACAGTGTAGACATATATCGCTCACAGCCACTCTTCAAAATATTAGCAAGAGAAATTTCATTGCCATTATCAACAGAATCCGCATGAGAAGCTACAACAAACAGGTTTGCCAACGGTTTAAGACCATTTTCACCTTTTTTCTCTAAAACAGGGAGCGTACGGACATTGTTCTTCAGATATTCAATATCTTCAATTCTCAAGAAACCACTTGCCAGCGATAAGTAAATCAAAACATCTGCGTGTGCCGCAGTCTTTGCCGTAATAACATCATCACTTGCAGTTTCCGTTCCATAGCCCGGCAAGTCGATAATATCACAGTTCAAAAGAATCGGAGCATCAACGAAAACAACTGCGGAACCAGCCTCCGTCTTTAATCCACCGCCTTGGCGAGTAGAATAGGTTTCCAGAAGGCTTAAATCTCCTCCGGCAACCTTCCACTTTTCGCAGTATTTTTCATCATAAAGTCGTTTAGAATTCCAAAATTTCTCGTTGCCGCATTCTCTTTTGAAAATCCATGCTTCATCATGGATGAACGCAGGACGATCTTTAATGTGCTTTACATAAACTGCCGTTGAAGTAGTCGGTGTCCATTTCGCTGGCATTTTTTCGGCACCAATCAGTGAATTGATGAGAGTGCTTTTCCCGGTGTCCGAGCGACCCACGATGGCCACAGTAGGTTTAACGAACTTCGACATGATGCCGATTTCAAGGTCGTCTATGTAATTTTTTCGCATATCATCGGGAATATCCATCTGTTCCAGCGCAGAATTAAGATAGCCTGACAAACTCTTTTTGGTAAAGTTCGTTTTCTCCCAAGTATCTTTTGCATTGATAGGTTTGACCCGCGGCTTTTCATAAGAAAGGATCGTGTTAAAGTCCAACCCAGACTTGGTTGCTATTTTGACAATCAAGTCCATATCAGGTTTCCCGGTCTTATCGAGTTCCTGAACTTCCTGAATACTGATTCCGTAGAGATTTGCAAATTCTTCCTGCGTAAGTTTGAGCTTATCACTCCGTAATGATTTGAAATCCATATCGAGGCTCCTTTACGTTATTTTTCTCGTTCAATTACAAGCTTTCCCGGCGTGTAAAATTGAATTTTATACCAAGACAGTTCTTCGCCCATCGGGTTCATAAAGTGATTCACAACTGGCCCAAAACCCGTTACAAGCATCTTTCCAAGTGGATTTGCTTTCAAATCCAATCCATATTTTTTCTTTACCGTATCCGCGTACGATGTTACAATCGTGATTTCCGGTGCCCTTTCTTTCAGAGCATTGCGCAGTTCAGTCTCGTTTGCAACCATCTTCATAAAACAACCTCCTTAGTATTGGCCGTTCATACGTTCGATTTCCTGCTTCATCTCCTGCACCAGCATTTCCGGTGCAGTCACCTTGACTTTGCTACCTTGACTGAGCAGCCACATTTTCACGCCTGTTCCAAAGACTTCTGCTTCAATGGAGCAAACGTCCTCTTTTTCATCTACGACTTTTGCCATCGGGAACTTGTCCAGAACAGCTTCCACCGATGGGCCATAGTAGTTGAAGCTGATCTTCTGCGGCTCTCCGCCGAACATGAACTGAGTGCGGTTCTTATACTCGCCCTCTTTGAAGCGGTCTTTATAGGGTACAGAGAACTTTTCTCCTGTTTCCTTGATGGAATGTATCCTATCAAGCCGATAAATGGTTGGATAAGGATCGTTCTTTTTATGGAAAGCCTCTCTGGTGGAGTGGTCTGTGATAACAGCCATGAGATAGAAATAATACTCTGAGAACATCAATCCCACCGGCTCAACCATCCGTTTTACGATTTGACGGTCTTTCAGCTTCTGATACTCAATTTCCAGCACCGACTGATTTCGGATGGCCTGTGCCACCATCCACAGATTGTCCGGGTCAACGGTTGCATGAGCCGGGTCGTGATAGTGGAACAGTTCATTGCTGATAAACCACTCAATGTCGCTTTTTTCTTTCTGAGACACACAAAGGTTCAGGATGATTTGCAACTGCTTCTCAACCTGTTCTTTGGTAAAAGCTCGGCTTTCCAGCAGAATCTTGCATAGGGCCAACACTTCACCTTTGGAAAGCTGCTCGATCTCCTGTGTGACCAGACGGTAGCCATTTTCTTTCTTGTCGTACTCGATCTTCCGTACGATGCCTTCCTTGGCACACTGTTCCGAAAGAAAATCCCGGATGCTGTCAATGTCTCTCTGAATAGAGCGGACATTCACATGGTACTGCTCTGCGGCCTGTTGCTTATTGATGAGCTTACCAGAAAGAAAATCCTGATAAAGTTCCAAAACACGGGTCGTTTTTAAGGTGTCTGCTGTCATTGGTTTGCCCTCCTCTTCGGTTCAGCCCCATTATAGCAACCGTGGTGGACAGGCATTGTCTATCTTCTTCTTTGTCTATCAAAAAGTTTTTGGTTCTAAAATCTGTGCGAGATTTCTAAAAAGGGTTTGATTGCTACGATATATACTATTGAAAGTATACGACTAATGCAATTAACGGTCAAGCCTTGGAACAATAAAATCGTAAGTAATCACTACGATTTGTACAAGGAGGTCAACCATGGAACGAGAGAAGCCTACATTTGATATTTTAGGGCGCATTGAACAGGAACGCCTTTCCCGTGGCTGGTCCGAGTATGCCCTTGCAGAAAACTCCGGGCTGACCCAATCCACCATCTCAACATGGAGAAGAAGAAATCTTCAGCCGAATGTTGCTTCTATCGAGAAAATCTGTGCAGGCTTCGGCATTACCCTCTCTCAGTTCTTTCAGGAGGAGGACTCAGTTTATCTGACGAAGGAGCAAAAGAAGCTTCTTGATCTCTGGGCTAAACTCTCTCCTGCTCAAAGAGAAGCAGTCACTAAAATGCTGTGTGCTTTCCTATATATAGAGGAAGAACCCTGAGTTTCAACTGCATATTGCCAGATAAAAGCGGCCAAGCCTCAAAAAGCTTGACCGCTTTATCCTTTTGAATAATAGGGTTTAGGTACAGGATTCCCAGATTTTTGCCAGATCACTGTTCAGCAGCGTTTCATGTTCCAGAAGCTCTTTCTGGACAGCAAGCAGGAAATCTCTGTTGTCATAGAGAATCTTATAGGCTCTGCGGTATAACTCTTCCATCTTAGCTGCTCTTATAGCTTCGCTACTGAAAAGTCTTGTCTCCGACATTCTATTATTCGCCGATTCGACCTCCGAGAAACCAGCACCTGCGAGGGATGTCATCCAAAGATCAAGCAGCCGATTGGCATTCTGAATGTCACCACTTGCATTTACATCCATCACTCCATAAATTAAAGACACACCTGCTTTTCCTGCCAAAGTCTTCGTTATATCGTTTAGAAGTTCTTCTTCGTTTTTCAAGTAAGTAGAACAACCATTCTCGAAGCCACCAATGCAGCTCTGATTCCCACGAATGGTAACGATGCCGATGCTGTCAGGATTCAGAATCTCTCCTACAACTGCGTGAGCTGCTTCATGTAATGCAATCTTCTGGCATTCGGTCAAATCAAGGCTCTTGTCTGTTTTGGAGAGCCTATAAACCACCTGAAGCAGCGCATCTGTCACATCATCTTTGTAAATATGCTCGTGTCCTTGGTAGGTGCTATTCAGCGCAGCAAGGTTCATTACTGTTTCAAGGGTAGCACAGCTCACCTTGGGCATAGCTTTAACAATATCCGAGATAAGAACATCTTCTGCTAAATCCTTATCCCGGAGATAATAGCTGACGATCCTCTCCGCAATCTTTCCCATTGGAGGGTCAAGATAAAGCGTGTAGTCGAATCTTCCGGGTCTTAGCAGCGATGGAGGCATATATTTTGTGTCATTTGTTGTAGCGATCACAAAAAGATCTGTGCTCTTTGCATCGTCAATACAGGCTTGTAAGCAAGCCCATTCTGGCGCATAGGGAGAGTTGGATTCCACATAGAGGTTCAAATCCTCTAGGAGCAGTATACTAGGTGCGGTCTCTTTTGCGGCCAAGAAAGCAGCCCTCAATTCATCCAGAAAACTGTTCTCCTGACTGGTTTTCCGAAAGACAAGAGACTTGCGGCCTGATTCTTTTATAAAGACAGATGCTAGTAGGCTCTTACCAAGACCGGGAGCTGATTCCATCAGAAGTCCTCTGGGGATAGAAGCTCCTTTGCTTTTATAGAGTTCTGGCCTTTTCAGGGCATCCAGTATTTGACGTAGAATGTTTTTTGTAGATTCATAACCGATGATTTTTTCGTCAAATCTGTCCATTGTAAACTTCCTCTCTATTACTTTGTTTTAATTCTTCTGTTCTGCTTTATCTGCTCCTTTGCAGTTAAAGGAGCATTGCCATATTTGATGCAATCATCTCCATATAATGCAGCTTCTCGGTCTTGTTGAAGCCTAGGATTTCTTTGAAGTTTCTCTTCAAAATGAAACACCCACTCTTGAATGATTTTCTCAAGTTCTCTCCGTTCTACAACATAACCAGAATAGAACAAGTTTAGTGTTGTAAAGGACACTGTGCAAATAACGAAATGAATATGCACACAATATGTATCGGCATGAATTCCGTAGGCAGCAATAAAGCCTTTAGCAACATAGGAACTTGCTATAGATTGTGCCAAGGGAATCAAATCCTGCGGTAAAATACAATCACTCGCCTGAAATGAAACAATCCTATGCCTTACCAGTTGTGGAGTATCTTTGTGCCTTCTTTGAATTATAAAAAGCATCAACCGATAAACCATATCCGGATTATTTATATCAGGAATCATAGCAGGTAAACATCCTGTCAAATCATCTGTTATAATGTTTGCTCTCCTGCTATCATCTGCCGTTTTATTCAGCCTAAAAACATACTGAAGAAGACTATATAAATCTTCTAATGATTCATATTTATTTTTGACAAGTTCTATATGCCACATACCTTTGAACCTCCTCTTTAATACCCTCTATATCATTATTGCTTGCAAGGACTCCAATATTTGAAATCAAATTATCAACAAAAGTCTCGTCAACTCCTGTAAAATAGATAGCACTTTTAAAAATTTCAGTTGTGTTTTTGCCAGTCTGTTCTTTTTTCTTTTTTAAAAGCTCAGCCTCAGATTCAGT